CTCTATGAAGTTTGCCATTGATGTACCAGTCTTTTCTACCATCTGCATCAATTATAGCAGGACCATCTTCTCTATGAAGTTTGTCATTGATGTACCATTCTTTTTCACCATCTGCCCAAATACGAGCAGGACCATCCGTTCTATGAAGTTTGCCATTGATGTACCATTCTTTTCTACCATTTGAATAAATGATAGCAGGACCATCTTCTCTATGAAGTTTGCCATTGATGTACCATTCTTTTCTACCATTTGAATAAATGATAGCAGGACCATCTTCTCTATGACGTTTGCCATCTTTATTAAGATATTTGATTTTATACCGGGTTTCTTCAAATAGATTACGAACCAACATTATCCAAAGAACGGAATTGGTCCGCCTCCACCATCTGCATAATCGAGAAGGTCTTGAATAAGTTTTTCTTTCATCTCTTCTCCTTTTGCTACAAGGTCACTTCCTTTGAGCACCGTTCCGCCTTGTGGTCCGGGGATAGTTGCAAATTTTGTATATTTTTCTCCAAGAATGATTCGAATTGCTGCTTCTGTGTATTTTGTCAACCATATGTATGATGCTGAATTTTTCAATAATCGATTAATACTTTTGACTGCTGAACATTCTACCATAACAGTTTCATCTGCCCGCAAAGTTCTCCACAAATGAAGTTTGCTTTCGCCTTCATCAAATTCGAACATGATATGTTCACCAAACATTTTACCAAGCTGTTCGTGAAATTGTGTCAATGCTTCAAAATTCAACAATCCTGGAAATGAAGTATCACGGTATCTAAGTGTATGCTGAACAAATGCAGCAGAAAATGGTTCAAACCCATTGCCACCCATTAACAATGCAGTTCTCAATCGTCTGAGTTCTTTCACATTATCTATTTCTTCTGGTAAATCATAAGTCATGACGCCCGCTTTTGCTTCCAGAAAGAAAAAACCTTCATGAATTGATTCACGTGAATACGTTCGATATACACGTAATGCTTCATCGAATGCAACGTTATAATCATCTTGTTCTATTTCGACTTCAATGCTTGTTCCACCAAGCTTTACATAAACCGAATAAAACAGTTTTTCCAGATCGTTATTAATTTCCATTGATCATATCCTGAATGTTATCAATATTTATGTCTAAAGCAATTATCAAGAGCGTGAATCTTCGCATCTTATGACGTTATTGGATAAATACTATTATCAAATGGGTATTAATCATGGCAACCACCACACTTTATAATAAATTCAAACTCTATATGGGCGATGGAACAATTGATATGGACAATGATCAATTCAAAATCGCTTTAATGGATTCAAACCATTCCTATGTGTCAACCCACAGTGATTGGTCACAGGTCAGCGCAAATGAGATTTCCGGTGGCAATGGTTATTCAACAGGCGGAAAAGTGTTGACTAATGTTACATGGACCGAATCAGGCGGCACAGTCGTGTTTGACGCCGATGATGTCACATGGACGGCAACGGGTGGAGCACTGGGTCCAGCACGATATGCAGTAATCTATGATGATACTGCGGCCAATGACAGGCTTGTTTGTTCAATTGATTTTGAAACCAACCAGACAGCCGGTGAAGGCACTGATTTCAAAATCGCCTTCAACTCAAATGGAATTTTGAGAGTATCAGGATCATGAGTATTTTAAGAGATGGAGTCCGGTCAGCAATTGGTGAAGAACTTCTTCGTCACAAACAGGAAATTGCAAGAAGTGCATCAAATATCATCAATGATGTAATCATCCGAAAGGTAAGATTTGATGAAATTCGTTCACAAATGCAAGAGGATACTGATAACTTTACAGCACAAGATATAGCAGACCTTGATGCTATCGAAGGTGAATTATTGATCAGAATCCGAGAAGTGTACAACCTTGTTAGTAGTTAATAGATGTCACAGTGGTATAATGGATTATGGGAACGAAGACAGCCGGTTACTATTCATCATGAGAATGTTCCGTCTACATTAACCAATTTTGTTTGTTATCTGGATCAAACAGGCTTTTCCAAGCCCGGAATCAATAGTGATATATTCGAAGGTGCCAAAGCCAATGGTTCCGATATTATTGTCACCGCAAGCGATGGATATACCAAACTTAATCACGAATTAGTCAGGTTTGATCCGGTTGAACGAATTCTTGAACTATGGGTTCAAGTTCCAGCTGTTTACTCTGGAACCGACACTACACTCTATGTATATTATGCAAATCCCAATCATACTGAGGTATACGATGGGTCCGTATGGAATTCATATCATTATGTATCACACGATGGTGGTAAAACTGATTCTACCGGTAATGCAAGCCCGTCCACTACATATGGTTCTCCAACTGAAACAGACGGTATAACCGGCAAAGCATACGAGTTTCCAAACGCAGGAGACATTATTGATACCGGTTTAACAACCATTCTTTATCCATTGACATTCCAGACATGGGTTAAACCATCATCTTTTACTGGTCCTTATGTAATGGGGAATTATAATTCTTCTTCCGAAGACCTGACATTATATACACAATCATCGCAATGGGTATTCAATACCGAAAATGGTGGAGGAGCCCATGGCTTTGGAACAGTCAACAATGACGAATGGAACTTCCTTAGTGTTACAATTGATTCAGATTATAATAAAACATACCATAATGGATCATTTATTGGAACCATATCGTCAAACAATGCAGCAGGTACCATAGACAGCGGAAATACCCTTCATATCAATGACAAGGGAGACACCGTTAACACTGCCGGTGGCATAACTGTCGATGAAATCCGGTTCTTCACCGGTATTCTATCAGATGATCACATTGAAGCTGAATACAACAACCAATCTGATCCAGCGACATTTTATAGTGTCTTAAACCAACAAATTGTTTCAGGTGTGTATATATCGCCACCAACAGTAGATGTTTCTTTAACATCCTATGATCCAATTGTATCCATTGGCGTCAAGGTGAATGCACCAACAGCAATCATCACGGTTGAACCCTTGACACCAATAATTGGAACAGGCACTGTCATAAATGTATCACCAGCAGATATTACCTTTACTACATATGAAACAGGTGTTGAAGCCAATATTACTTTACAGTCTGGATTAAATGTTGATATACGTGGTTCATTCGGGGGTGGTAAGAAATTCAGACCAACCAAAGCATTCGAACTTTTCAAGGAAGGTGACCCGAACAATAAAGATTCCAGATTCCTTTCTGGTATAAATCGTCAAATTATAGAAATTGGCGGTGTTGTATGCTATGTGTGGAAGCTTCTTGGTACATATGACCAATCCAACCCGGATGGAACACCCGGTTCACAGCTTGATGAATCATGGGGGAATATCAAAGACGGTATACTTGATGGCATACAAGATACTATATTGGGTGAAAACAGAGATAGAAAATATTCTGAAAATGCTATTCGTTTAAAAGGAACCTATGCAGTTTCAGACAATGAGCTTGATTATGCCAGATTTGGTATGGCACTCATGGGTGACATTATTCAACTCGAATTCCACAAAGAAGAAATGGTTGAGAAAATTGGAAGACGATTGAAACCCGGTGATGTCATTGAAATGATACATCTTCGTGAAATTGGTGAAGATGGATCAATTGCGAACAGATATTATGAAGTCGATAATATTGCGCGTTCGCCATCCGGTTATGATTCATCTTATCAATATCACATTCTTGCAGCAACATTGAAACCAATTCGTGACAGTCAGGAATTTATCGACCTGATGGAAAGAGAAGACGAATATGGAAAAACGTTACGTGATCAGATATCAAATCGTAAAATGACCGAAGGCATTACTGCCAAAAATCAAAATGCAGCGAACGAACAAGCCTATACAACCAATTATGACACAACTCCGTTATATGTCACCGATGAAGGAAGTGTTGTTCCACACATATGGTCAGATGATGGCGATCCCCCTAATGGCAAACCTGTTACACAAGTGACAAGTTTTCCGGCATCTCCAATCGAAGGGGATTATGTCGTTCGTATTGATTTTTTTCCAAATAAACTTTATCGGTACCAATCTGGAAAATGGTTATTGAAGGAAAAGGATGTCAAACGGCAATGGCAACCATACAATTGGACTAGAACACTTCGCGAATTTTCATCTGACCGGTCGTTATCAGATGATATGCGCCCATGGGAGTTGAAATCCATTCATGATATAGGAACGCCAACACAAGGACGATCAACTCCATCACCCAAGGGACATAATATTATTCATGCCAATATATTTGATTGGGATCGTAAAATTGATATTGATATTCCAGACGAAGTTTTAACTATACTTCCAGAAGTTGAAAGATCAGCCACACTGGTACCAACCAATACTCCAACTAATATTTCAGATTTCATGAATGCTGAATCGGGCCAATATGATTTCTTTTTGGTATATTATGTAATTACCAGAGGAAATAACCAGCAAACAGGTGAAATATTATTAAATGATGATGGTTCATATACTAATATGGACCAAGAAACATCCGATATTGGTGATGTTGGTGTCACTTTCTATCCAGAGCATGAAGGAAGTTATAGAAAACTGAAATATACTATGACAGAAGGTTCAACTGCTGAAATCAAGTTCTTCATAAAGGGTGCATGGTAATATGAAACTGATTAATCTATTTGAGGACACCCGTTATAAAATTTTATATTATAACAAAGATGGCAAACCACATAGAGAAGATGGTCCTGCTATAATTGATGCAGATGGTAGAAAAGAATGGTACCAAAATGGTGAATACCATAGAGAAGATGGTCCTGCCTACCTTGATGCAGATGGTTATAAAGCATGGTACATCAATGGTAAACTTCATAGAACAGATGGTCCTGCTGCCATTTGGTCAGATGGCATTCACGAATGGTGGATAAATGATACATATTATGGCAATGGTGATAAACCACCACAAGAATGGCTAGATGCAGGTGGTAAATATGAAACTGATTAATCTATTTGAAGAAACCCAGTATAAAATCAAATATCTTAATAAAGATGGCAAACTTCATAGATCA